GGCGAGTACAAGAGCGAGTGCCGCGCGGCGGTCATCACCGAGGTCGATCCGTTCGTGGACAGGGACGACGCGCAGCACGTCGGCCTGTGCGTCCTGAACCCGACCGGCCAGTTCTTCAACCGCGCCGTGCCCTATCACGAGGGCGACACCGGTCATGATCATGCCGGCGAGGAGATCCCGGCGCGGTCCTATCGCGGCGGCACGTGGCACTGGCCGGAAAGGGTCTGAGCACGACGGCGGCTGGGCGCGCTGATGCTGGCCGGGTTCGGCATCGGGACCAAGGTCAAGGAGGAAGACGATGGATGAGCGCGAACCGCTCGCCGCCATCTGCGACTTGTGCGGCTGGTGCCAAGACGACTGCCAAGTGTTCGAGTTGAGCCGCTCTCATCAGCGCGTGGCGCTTTGCTCGCACTGCCGTGAGGATCTGAGCCGGATGTTCAGCGGCCGGCAGGCGACGAATGCCGTGACCGGGCAGCACCTGTAATCCGCGCGGCCCGGTTCCGCGTCTGTAAGGTGTCCTCAGATGACGACACAAGGAGACGGCTCCATGCCCAGACGCAGACGTTTCATCGCCCTGGCCGCCGCGATGGCCCTGGCCGTCCTCGGCGTCACCGCCTGGATAGCCGGCGGCGCCGGCGCGACCACCCTCACCTGCACCCATACCGCCGGGGCGCTCACCGTCCCGATCGGCTGCGGCGGCGCCCAGTCCGCCTACACCGCCCACGGCACCCTCGACATGGCCGTCCTCGGCACCGGCAACGCCACCGGCAACTACTACAACAGCCCCGTCGGCGTGCAGCTGGACTCCCAGGCCAATATCCGCGAGGACTTCACCGTCTTCGCCCTGAACGGCGCGATCACCGGCGGCCCCGGCAACCTCGGCCGCTACGTCGCCATGTACACCCCGAACGGCCACATCCAGTCCTGGACCCACGTGAGCGGCCCGGTAGGCGTGTCGCAGCCCGCCCCCGGCGAGACGTTCGCCGCGGGCGCCACCGACTTCTGCGTCTCCGTCACCCAGCTGCCGATCGGCCCGCGCGGCGCGCTGCGGTGGGCAGCCGTCCTGCGGAACTGCAACACGAACGGGAACTTCACCATCGGCACCGACACCGCCGCCGCCCCGGCCGAGAACGCCGTCACGTTCAGCCACGCGAACCGGTGGCAGCTGTGGGCCCCCGCGATCGGGTCGAACGGCCTGGAGCTGATCAACACCAGCCTGCACAACATCTTCAACGTCGACTACGTGCTGGACATCAAGGGCGCGGGCGGCGCCGGGTCCCGGCTGCTGGCGTTCCCCGGCCACGACGCGCTGTGGGAGGAGTGGTCGGTGATCGGCTGCACTCACCCGGCGGATCAGCTGAACGTCGGCAGCTATCAATTCTGCCCGTAAGATCGGGGACGGCAGGGCGCGCACGCCACTCCCCGGTATCAGTCCGGGCAAGGTCTTCCGGGGCCCGCGCCGGAAGCCTCCGGCACCAGACCGCCGGGGGCTTCCTGCCGTCACCTGCGGGAATACGATGGACTCCAGTGACTCCTGATAGCGGTGACTGACGTGACATTCGAGGAGATCCTTCCCGCCGTCAAGGCCGGCGGGAAAGCAAGGCGCGCCCTGTGGGACGGTCGCGGGCGAGGCTGGGCGGGATGCTGGCTCGAACTGGTCAGCCTTTCCCGGCCGCTGACACCCCAGCTCGTCATCGGCTACCCAGATGAGGACGTGCTGCGGCCGTTCGCCGGGGCCAACTGGGATCTCCTCGCCGACGACTGGGAACTGCTGTAGGGGTGAGACGTTGACCGACCCGGCGGACCTCGTACGCGAGGCGTGTGACCTGCTCGCCGGGCTGATGCCGCGCCTCGCCGCCGAACTCGCCGAGCAGTCCGCCGCCGGCCCCGCACCCGGCATGACCACCCGCGCCGCCGACACCCCCGAACCGTGGAACGCCCCCGCCGGCCGCGCCCTCATGGACGGCCACGAAGGCGTCCGCCGCCTCGAGGCCGTACTGAAATACATGGTGGCGGGCCATCCCGGCGCCCGCCGCGGCGGCAGCGCGGGCAACACCATGGCCGCGCTGACCGCGATCCCCCGCCTGGCCGCCGGGCTGCCCGATGATGTTGAGGCGAGCTCCGTCCGCTACCTCGAGCACCTGATCAACGCGGCCAGAGCCGTCCAGGCGATCGACGAGGCGGAGCGGTGGCGTCCTGTGCCGTCCCGGTCGTGCCCGTACTGCCGGTGCTACTTCCTGCGCGTCCAGGAAGACGCGCGGGGACAGCCGGGGCCGAGCGTAAGGTGTTTCGGGCACCTGCCGTCGGGTGAGCCGTGCCGGGCGGCGTGGGCCAGCCTGGCGGAGATCGCGCAGGACCTGGAGCGCGCCGGGACCATGCCGGACGCGGAGGGCTGACCCATGAGCTGGCTTACCGAGCACGGTGGCGATGTCATCGGCGTGAAGACAATCGACCTGATGAGCGTCATTGCCCGGCTCCGGCAGGCTGACAGTGAGGGCAGAATCGAGCATGACGCTTCGGCGGCCGAGCGGCTGATCACCTGCGACCTGCCGCGCCTGACGGCCTATCTGCCAGCTGACGCCGTGGCCATACTGGACGCCGCGCCGGACGCGGACGGGTGAAGGCGGTGCGATGGCCTGCCAGAGGGCGAAAGGCGTCTGCCCGGAATGCGGTCGCGTCGTCTCCGGCCGCGCCACCGGACCCGAATCCGAAGCAGCCGACCGCAGGTTCGTCGCCCTCGGTCCGCATAATCGCGAGCGGGACGCCCGTCGCCCCGTCGCCTGCCTCACTCGAGGCGGTCGCCGTGTCGTCCCCCGTATCCGCGAGTGACATCTTCGACCACGGGATGGACGCCCGCGACGTCGCCATGGCGTTCGCCCGGGAAGCCCTCGCCCCGAAGCCGTTCGGCGAACTGCCGGACAGCACCATGCTCGCCGTCGCATCGGTACCCGGGAAGCTGCCCGAGGAATGGCGGGAGGCGTGGCCCCTGTGGATGGCGCACCCGCACGCGGCGGGCGCCGTCTACGCGGTGGAGATGACCGCCGCCCAGCTCCGCGCCCGCCTCGCCGAGATGGGCGGCCATGGCTGACCCGGCGGCCCACGAGGCGCACGATCTGCCGCTAGCCGACCGCATCGTGGCCAAGGCGATCCAGGACTGGCTCAATGCGGCCACGGCGACAGCACGCGCGGCCAACGGGAACCCGCCGCTCAACGACTACGAGCGCGGCGTCAGCCAGGGCATCGACCGCATGAGGCACCTGCACCTTGACAGCTACTGGTACACCCTCGTCCCGGAGATCCTCGACGCGCTGCGCCGGGCTGGCATCACCGCGCGGGACGGCCATGGCTGAGCTCGCCGTCACAGACGGGATGCCGCCACCTGACGACCTGCCGCGCGGCGAGTGCATCCTCACCCGCCTAGACGACGGCAGCATCCGCATCAACCAGGCCGACCCGCGCATCCTGATCAGCGCGCCGCTGCTGTGGCAGGTCACCGACGCCCCGGCACCGGGCGTCAGCCTCCGCTGGCTCTCGCCGCCCCCTCCGGTTGACCGCTTCCTGTATACAGGCGCAGTCCTGACGATCCATGGTGTCAACCGCACGGTCATCTACCGCATCGGCGCGTATGTGCCCCGCGTAGACGGCTACATCAGCGAATGGCCGGACTGACCATGGCCGCCGACGGCTGGACCGTGGATGAGGCGCGGGAGCAGTTCGCCATGACCGGCATCCCCATGGATCACCTTGACCGGATCATCCGCGCGCTGCCCGGCTTCCGGCGCGTAGGCGAGGTCAGGAAGCCGCCCGGCAGCATGGGCGGACGCGGCCCCGCCGTGTACGACATCGCCGACCTCCAGCGGCTGCACTCCAAGCTGGCAGAATGGCTCATCCCGCAGGACCCGCCATGAGGAATGACAAGACGGACGCAGCCTGCCTGCGCGACGCGGCCTGGATCCTGCACACGCGGGCCATGCGGCGGACGTTCACGCTCCGGGTCATCATCCGGGTGCTGCAGCGCACGGCGGACAGGATCGAGCACCCGCCATCGGGAGACACGTGACGGCCGCCTCCTGGCCGGCGAGGTTGCCTTGCGCTATCCTCGCCCTAGGAGCAGTATGCCTGCACCCCCCCGCAGGACACCTCTCCGTCCGTTAGCCCGCAATCTGGCTCCCACTCGTGCGCGGGCAGCAGCGGTCATCACAGCCCCGGCACCGTCCCCCGCGATGCCGGGGCTGACGCACACCGGAGGTCACCATGGCCGACCCTGACGTGATCCGCGGCATCGAGCGCGTAACCGGCGAAACCTTCAACGCGGAAACCGGCCAATGGGTGCGAGGGCAGTCTCAGCCCGCCATTGACGGCTCCGTGGCTGAACTTCAGCTGAACGGCGACGGCACCATCACCGCCGAGATCCGCATCCCCGGCAACCAGCGGGACGGCCATGACTGAGCCGCGATACAAGGTCACTGATGGCGTCACCGCCTGCGAGGACTGCGGCGTCGTGGTGGCCATCACCGACGCGCACACCCGGTTCCACTCGATCCTGAGCAGCCATGCATGGTCACTGGCTGTCCTGAAGACCGCGCACGTCGCCGGATGGATCCACGACAAGTACGACGTGGTTGAGCGGATCGACAGCAAGAAGTTCGACAACTGGTCCGCCGATGCGCTGGCCGAGGTCATCAAGGGCCATGGCTGAGCCGCTCCGCGAACCCGGCTGGTACCGCCTCACCGAAGCTGGCTGGGAAGCCGTAGACGACACCATGGCCGAGGCGGAAACAGCCGCAGGCGGCGGCTTCGACCTCGTCCACGTCAAGACCGCAGCCATGGCCGAGACCCCGCTGTTCTGACCGGAGGCTGAACCATGCCGCGCTGGCTGATCTTCCTCATCGCCATCCTGGTCATCCTGGTGATCGCCATCCTGGTCGTCGAGCACACCCACCTCGGCATCCACTAGCCATGGTGTCCTGGGCGGTTTGCAACCGCGTCGAGTACCAGTGCGGCTGCGTGAGCTGGCTCGAGCTGAAAGCCGGCGACTGGGTGCGCAAGCTCTGGCCGTGCCAGCGCCACGCCAGGGACTGACCATGGCCTGGACGTTCCTGGTGATCGTCGTGCTCATCGCCCTGGCCGCCTACCTGCGCCGCCGGATGTGACCATGGCTGACAGCACTAGCGTCTCTTGGCGGCAGGGATACGACCAAGGATTCTCCGATGCCATCGTCGGCGAGGACAACGCGTTCGGCTATGCGGTGACCGATGGGGAACGCGACTGGTCGGACGGCTATTACGAGGGCCATGTCGCCGGCGAGTCAGCGCGCCTGGAGCCGTGACCATGGCTGCGCGCGTGCGCTGGCACGGCACCACCACCCAGCGCGGCTACGGCCATGGCCACCAGGCCGAACGCGAACGCCGCCTGCTGGCATACCGGCCCGGCGACCTGTGCGCCCACTGCCGTCGGCCGATGACCTGGTGGCCGCTGCCCGTAGCCCGCCGCTACATCGACCTGCCCCACGCCCCAGGCAAGACCGGCTACCTGCCCGGCCTCGCCTGCCGCAGGTGCAACAGGCGCGACGGCCAGCGGATGACCACGGCGATCCTGGCCGCCAGGCGCGGCGAAACCACCCCGGTGTGGCGAACCTCACGGCAGTGGTGAGATGAGCGGCATCTGGGTAGCGCAGGCCATCTACGACCTGCTCCTGCTCGCCCTCTTCGCCTGCGTGGCACTAGCACGGCGGTGGTGACGGCGCACACGGCGGATGCACTTGCATACGACGGTTTACGTACAGGCGAAACAGATGGCGAAAGGATGGCAGGCGAAAGGATGGCCGCCATCCGTACGGCCACCCCACCCCGGCACCCGTCACCCGCAGTGACCACGGTCACCCGGTGCCTGCCCGCACGACCGGTCACCACCCCGCTGATCTACCACCCCCCGACCGGTCACCACCCCGCACCCCGGCCACCCGCAAGCCTGCGACCTGCAACGATGCGCGGCGGATCGAATCGCGTTCTAGTCACACTGTGACAACAGGACTGCCGCAGCCATCGTCAATTTTCACACCCGAAAACTAGGGCTTCACGCAGCGTCACAAAGCCGGGAGGGTGACCCTCTGTGACCACCCCGCGATCCGGCTCCGTTGAGCGCGCGGTCCGCTCCGAACTGCGCAAACTCGGCTGCTCGGTGCAGTTGGACGGCTCGGCGGCCCTGGCGGTCGCGCTGGCCGCCCAGATCGACGCCTCGCGCGGCGCGGTGGCCGCCGCGGCTGCGGCGGCCCAGCTCAGGCTCCTGCTGGCCGACCTCCGCGTAGCGGCGCGCGATGCCCGGCCGGAGAAGACGAGGATTGATGACCTGCGCGCTGATGAGCTCGCCGCGCGGCGTTCCGCTGCTGGGTGACCAGGAGCCGCGGCTGTGCTCGCTGCCGCCGTTCGATTCGGACGCGTCGGGCCGGAACGCGGTGGCGCTGGCTGAGGTGGCGGGCCTGGAGTTGGACCCGTGGCAGCGCCTGGTCCTGGAGTCGGGCCTGCGGCGGCGCGGGGACAAGTGGGCGGCGTTCGAGGTCGCGTTGATTGTGGCTAGGCAGAACGGAAAAGGGACCGTTTTGGAAGCCCTGGAGCTCGCGGCGCTGTTCCTGTTCCCGGACGTCCGCCTGATCCTGCACAGCGCGCATGAGTTCAAGACGGCGGCTGAGGCGTTCCTGCGGATCCGCGCTTTGATTGAGGACCGGCCGGACTTCGATAGTCAGGTGCAGCGGATCCGGACGGCGGCGGGTGCTGAGGCGGTGGAGCTGAAGGACGGGAAGCGGCTGCGTTTCGTGGCCCGCTCGTCCGGCTCGGGGCGGGGTTTCACGTCTGACCTGGTGATCCTGGATGAGGCGTACAAGCTGGGCGATCAGGAGATGGCCGCTTTGCTTCCCACGCTGAGCGCGAGGCCGGATCCGCAGGTGTGGTACACCTCCACGGCCGGGGGGCCCGACTCCATCCAGCTGGGGAGGGTGCGGGCCCGCGGCGTGGCCGGGGGTGATGCGTCGCTGGCGTTCCTGGAGTGGTCCGCTGACGAGGACGCGTACGATCCGGCGAATCCTCTGGACTGGGCGCGGGCGAATCCTGGTTTGGGCATCCGGATCGCGCCGGAGTACGTGGAGCGGGAGATGGCGGCGCTGGGTCCGGACGCGTTCGCGCGGGAGCGCCTGAGCATCGGTGATTACCCGGTGGGTGACGCGGGCCAGTGGGAGGTCGTGGGAGCGGACGCGTGGGCGGCGTGCGCTGACCCGGGCGTGCGGCTGTGAGCGGTGAGATCGCCCTGGCCGTCGAGATCAGCGAGGACCGGAAGCATGCGGCGATCGTGGCGGCGGGGCGTGAGAAGGACGGCACCCGCCTGGTCGTTGACCTGGTGTGGTACGACCACCCGCGCGATGCCGTGGACCGGCTGGCGGCGCTGAACGTGAAGCATGACCCGGTGGCCGTCGTCGTGGACCCGCGTTCGCAGGCCGGGACGTTGCTGCATCCCCTAGCCGAGGCGGGCGTGTTCGTGACGCAGCCGCAGACGGCGGATGTCGTCATCGCCCACGGCGAGCTCCTTGACCTCATCAGCGACGGGCGGCTGGCACACCTAGGGCAGCCTCCGCTCACGTCGGCCGTCCAGGCGGCCCAGCAGCGGCCTTTGGCCGGGGCTCAGGCCTGGGAGCGGCGGGTGGTGGTGGATCAATCGCCGCTGGTGGCGGCCACATTGGCCGCGTGGGCATATCGCCGCTGGGAAGAACTGGCGCAACCGAGCGTGTGGGCAATCTGAGGGAGGCGTCGTGCGGCTGTCCGTGGCCCTCCTCGGGATCTCCCTGCTCGGCATCCTGGCCGGAGGGTGGCTGACCGGCCGTCTCGGGTTCGGCTTGTGCCTGATCGCTGACAGCGTGGCCGTGGGCTTCTGGGCGCTGGGCCGCGACGACGGGCAGGGGCGGCGGGAGGCGGACGCGGTTGAGCCGGCGACGCTGCACGCGATCCTGGAGAGGGCACGGCGCGCATCGTGAGGGTGGCCGACCGGCTGTTCGCGAGACGCGCCGGCTTCTGGGAGGGTCAGGCCAGCGGCGCGGCGGTCCTGACCAGCTCCTACGCCAGCCCCGACCGGGAGCCGGTCCTGCCGCAGCTGGCCGGGTTCGCGCAGCAGGCCAACGCGTCGAACTCGATCATCTTCGCCGCCGGCCTCGTGAGAATGGCCCTGTTCAGCGAGGCCCGGTTCCAGTACCAGGCCAAGGACGACAAGCACCTGTTCGGCACCACGGCGCTGGCGAAGCTGGAGGAGCCGTTCGGGCCGAACACGACGACCGGGGACCTGCTCGCGCGGATGGAGCAGGACGTGTTCCTGGCGGGGAACGCCTACATCTGGGACACCCCCGGCGAGGACCGCCTGGTCCGGCTGCGGCCGGACTGGGTGACGATCGTTTCCGAGGTCGTCAAGGTGGCGCCCAACGGCTGGTACCGCCGCCCGGTCGGCTACTGGTTCGAACAGCCCAGGTCCCTGCTCAGCAAGGGCGACGGGTTCCTGGTCCCGGCGGATGAGTGCGTGCACTGGGCGCCGGTCAAGGACAGCCAGGCAGATTTCCGCGGGCAGTCCCCGCTTCAGGCGGCCATGCGGGAAGTCTCCGGCGACGACGGCCTGACCCAGTACAAGATCACCTACCTGCGGAACAACGCGACCCCGAACGTCTATATCAAGTACGCCCAGAAATTGCAGAGTGCCACGATCGACGCGATCCGGGAGCGGGTGAGCGCCCGGTACGGCGGCCCGGACAACGCGGGCAAGGGCATCATCCTGGACCAGGGCGCCGACATCACGCTGGTCGGGAACAGCCTGTCGCAAATGGATTTCTCCGGCGTGAGCGCGGTCGGCGTGGAGCGGATCCTGGCGGATTGCGCGGTGCCGGGCGTCCTGGTCGGCCTGGAGCCGCTAAGGGGCGCGGGGCGCGGGTTCCAGGAGAGCATGCAGAAGTTCGCGAACTTGTGGGCGAGGCCGCAGTGGCGGTCGGTATGCGGGGCGCTGTCGCAGATCGCGGACGTCCCTCCCGGAAACAGGCTCTGGTTCGACGTCAGCGACATCGCGGCGCTGCAGGACTCGGAGACGTCGAGGGCGCAGGCGGCTTTGGTGCGGGCTCAGGCGCTGCTGGCGCTGGTGCAGGGCGGTTTCACGCACGAGTCGGCGGTGGCGGCGGTGGAGTCGGGGGACCTGTCGCAGCTGAAGGAGGCCCCGCCGCCTCCGGCCCCGCCGCCGGCGCCGGTCGTGCAGCACCTGCTGCCGCAGACGTCACCGGGCGCGACGGCGGACCCGCTGCCGGCGGGGGCGATGCCCAGGCTGCCGGTCGGCAGCACGAGTCCTGGTGATGGGGGAAATCTGACACGGCCGACGCCGAGGCCCTCATCGGCAAGGCGCGTCCTGAACGGCGCACCGTAGATCCTGTGCTTGGCTGGGCTGTGCTGGGCTCTGCCGTGCTTGGCCTTGCTCCGCTCCGCTTCGCTCCGCTGGGCTGAGCTGTGCTTAGCTATGCTGTGGCACGCTCTGCTACGTACTGCTCCGCTGGGCTGAGCTTGGACCTTCGACCTCGCCGGGGATGACCTTCGGTTCCGGCGCCTGCCCGAACACGGCGTCTTCGAGATCGGCTAGGCGCTGCTCGGCTGAGGTCATCCGCGTGTGCAGGTTGCGGATAATGACGCCGACCGCCTGGAACCGCTTGCGTTCCTCGTCGGTGGCGGTGGTCATGTCCGCGTGGTTGATGACGGCGAGGGCGCGGCCGATGGACCGGTCGGCGCGGCGGCGGTGGTCCTGGGCGACGCCGGCCATCTCGCCGGGGAGCGCGACGCGGTAACCCTTGCCGCGTACGGCGACCAGGGCGCGGCCGTGGTCGGACAGCAGCAGCGGGCGGGCAGCCGATACGGTCTGCCGGACCTGGCCCCGGCCTGCCTCGTCGTCTTGCACGTCGATGGCGTCGGCCAGGTCGGCGAAGGTGAGGATGTCGCCGTAGTCAGCCTTGGCGGCCATCTCGGTGACGATGACCCGCAGGGCGCGTGACCCCTTCGGGGTGAACGGGCTCATGGTGAGTTCCTTCCTGTGCTCTGCTTAGCTGGGCTGCACTCAGCTACGCCAGGCTGTGCTGCGCTGGGCTCGGCCCAGCTCGGCTATGCCCTGCTGAACTGTGCTTTGCTTAGCTCCGCTCATCTCTGCTGGGCTGCGCTCGGCCATGCTGCGCTCGGCTGTGCCAGGCTAAGCTCGGCCATGCCGGGCTGCGCTTAGAGCTTCGTGACCTTCGCGGTGAACCGGCCGTAGCCGAGCTTGCGGGCGTTCCCGATGCCCTGCGCTCCGGCCGCGTCGATGATCTTCTCGAACTTGTCCCAGCCGAGGATGTCGGCGAATACGACCACGTTGACCGTCATCGCCCAGACGGGGAACACGGGTCGCATCGAGACGACTTTGCCGCCCTTCGGGCCCTTGGTCGGGTTGCCGTTGACGACGGTGCGGAACCGGTAGCGCGGGTTCTCCCACAGCTTGCGGCGGTCGGCGGGGCCGTCGTGCTGGATGTCGACCTCGGTGTCGGCGATCATGACGCCGCCCCGGTCGATGTCCGCGCCGGCCTTGAACGTGGGCGCGACGTCGCGGAACGCGCGGAGGAAGTTCCGGCCGGGGAACACGATCCGGCCATCGTCATTGAGGTACAGGCTGCCCGCCCACTGGAGTGCTTCTTTCTGCTCACGCTCCTCGGGGGTCATCTTGATGCCCTTGTCGGTGATGGCCCTGATCTCGATCGTGTAGCTGTTGGTCGGGTCGGCGAGCTGGGCGTTATTGATGACGAGCGGCGTGACGCCGGTCAGGTCGAGCCGTGCCTTGGTCTCGGTTCGCATCGGGTTCCTTCCGTGGGGGGACTTTGCTGCGCTGTGCTCCGCTGGGCTTTGCCGTACTGGGCAATGCTGCGCTCTGCTATGCCGCGCTGAGCTCCGCTGCGCTAAGCCCTGCTGAGCTCGGCTCCGCTGAGCCGGGCTGCGCTCCGCTCAGCTCTGCCCGCAGTTGACGGTACATGGAGACGAGCGTATCAGTTCGCGCACCTATACGGAGACAACAGGAGAGAACCGACGCCGATGGCTGACACCTGGACGGTCCGGTGGGCGCAGTCGTGGGCGTCCGGGGCGCAGCGGTTCAACATGACGCACGCCCCCGCCGGCACCGCCACCGGCGGCCAGTTCGCTGCCAGCGGCGGAGCCGCCGCCGCGAAGGCCCCCGCCAAGGCCCCGGCGAAGGGCAACCAGGCGCGCAAAGCCGCCCTGCACGCCCGCGCCGCCGCCCTCCGCGCGCAGGCCCGCAAACTCGGCGTCCAGCTCCGCGCCCTGGAACACCAGGCCGCTGCCGCCCACGCCGCCGCCGTCAAGACCGCCGCGGCGCACAAGGCCGCCGCCGCCCACGCCAAGGCCGCCGCGAAAGCCCCCGTGTCAGCGAAAGCCCACGCCGCAGCCGTCAAGGCCGCCGCCGCCCGCAAAGCCCACGGGAAGACCGCGGCCCACCACGCGAGCCTCAAGACGCGGATCGCCGGGCTGCAGCACCAGATCGCCACGCTGAACACGCAGGCGAAAGCCCTCGACGCGCAGGCGGCGAAGCTCTGATGGCCGGGATCAGCCGGGCGTCTGACCTGAAGTACGGTCCCGGATCGCACCTGTGGGAGTACTGGACGAAGGGCGCGGGGTTCGCGAAGTGGTCCGGGGCCGTGCACAAGTGGACGGCGCTGCGCGACCTGCTGCTGACGGCGGGCGTCCCGGCGGCCATGGCGGACGGGCTGACCACCAACATCATCCAGGCGGTCATGCCGGGCTACATGAAACAGGCCCACGCGGCGGGAAGGTCAGCGATGAGCACACCGGACGGCGGCTACGACGCTGACGGCCTCGACGGGTCCTGGGACGGCGACTGCTCCGACCTGCCCGACCTCACCGGCCTGGACGTGTCTCACTTCGAGGCCGCCGAGCAGGCGGCGGGTGCGGCCCCGCCGCCTGGCCCGGCGCAGCGGGCCATGCCGAAGCGCGGCACCGGCGCCCGGTTCGCCAAGCTCAAGGGCGCGCTGGCCGCCAAGGGCGCCAAGGACCCCGGCGCGCTCGCCGCCTACATCGGGCGCCGCAAATTCGGCAAGGCCAAATTCGCCAAGATCGCCGCGAAAGCACGCGGGAAGGGTGGCGCGAGCCGCATGAGTGAAGACCGGCCGCAGCGGGCCGAGCTGTTCCGCTCCTACCCGCTCGAGGACGCCCACGTCGTCACCCGCGCCGAAGGCGACGGATCCGGCCGCCTCGTCGAGGCGTACTGCGCCGTGTTCGACGAGCCCGCCGAGATCCACGACCACCAGGGCCACTACGCCGAAGAACTTGACCGGACGGCGTTCAACAAGCGGATCGCCGACGTGGAACGGTCCCGCACCGGATACGGCCTGGTCAAGTGCATCTACAACCACGCGATGACTTTGCATGGCACGCCGGCGGAACGGTTCTCCGTCGCCCCCGCGGTCTGCAGGCACATCAGCGCGGAGTCCCGCGGCGTCCTGACCCGCTCGTACTACCTGGACACGCCCCTGGGTAACGAGGTGCTGGAGATGTGGCGGGAAGGCGCGATCACCGCCCAGTCGTTCACCGGCGCGATCATCCGGTCCAGTCCCGAGCTGCGCCGCGGCGAGCAGTACCGGCCCAGGGACGGCCAGCTGCCGCGGGTCCGCCGCCTCGAGCTCGGCCTGAAGGAGTACGGCGCGACCCTGTTCCCCGCCTACACGGGCGCGGAACTGGTCGGTGTCCGCATGTCACCGCTCGGCACCTGGCAGGCCGCCGACGGCGACGAAACCGAAGAGCAGGCACTTCCCCCAGACGAGGAAGCCGCAGCCGGTGAGCCGCTCGCCCGCACCGACGGGGACGAGCACTCGGCCCGGTATCACCAGCACGCCCTCTACGTCCTCGAATCCAAGGAGAGGCGGGAAAAGGCGGGGCTGGTCTGGTAACGGCCCGAAAGGAGCGCGGATATGGCCGCGCTGAAGGACATCCTCGACGAGCAGGCGAGGATCAAACAGGAACTCCAGCGGATGGAGAACGACGAAACCACCACCGAGGAGCACGACGGCGACCTCCGCGATACCCTCCTGAACCAGTGGGAGGAACTCGACGAGCGGGCCAAGCCCCTCATCGACCGCATGGAGAAGATCCGCAACATCACCCGCACGGCGTCCGACCCGGCGAACCTCGAACCCCCCGCCGGCACCGAGCCCGCCGGGAACGGCTACGGCACCAGCCGGTTCGGCACCTCCGGACCCGACCTGGTGATCCGCAGCAACCGCGACCCGTACGACTGCCAGGAAGCCATCCGGTCCGAGAACCAGGTCCTCATGCGGCGCTCCGAGCTCCGCGAACGGGCCCTCGACGCGGTGGAACTGGAAGTCAAGCGGGGCAACCTGGCCAGCGAATTCGCCGAGGCCGCCACCCTCAAGGCGCAGGACCAGTGCGCCGGGCAGTCCAACATCGCCCGGCACATCCTCCGCACCGGCTCCGAGGAGTACCAGGAGACGTTCCGGGCGTACCTGGAAGACCCGCAGAACAACGCCCAGCGCGCCGCCCTGGCGCTGGCCGTGGCCAACGGCGGTTTCGTAACTGTGGCCGCCGCCTGAAGGTGACTTCAGGCTAGGAAACCTCGCTGTATCGGTGAACCCCGCCAGGCAAGACGGGGAATACCGAGGCAACCCGCACGGGGAGAGTCCGTAGAGACTAAACGCGAGGCCCTGCCGTAAGCGCTCCGGGACCGTGCATCCCGGCCCGCTGGCAGGTGAAGTTATAGTCCGGTCTGCAGCGATGGGAAAGCTGCAGAGCCAGGCAGAAATGACCTGGCCCCGCGTGCCCTGACACGCGGGTAACAACATCGTACATGTTGCCGTTCGTGCTCGACCCCACGATTATCCTCACCAACGCAAGCAGCGCCAATCCCTGGCGCCGCATCAGCAACGTCAAGCAGACCACCTCCAACACCTGGAACGGCGTCAACTCCGCCGGGGTGAACGCGGCGTGGCTCGCTGAAGGAACCCTGGCCACCGACAACTCCCCGACCGTCGGGAACGTCGTCGTGACGCCGGGCAAGGCAGCTGCCTGGGTCGAACTGGCCGCCTAGCCGAGTGATCGGCTAGTGCAAACCGCACCGTAACGGTGAACCCCTCCAGATCCCGGGGAATACCGTGGAAACCTCGCACTACAGGGTTCCGTAGAGAGCAAACGTGTGGCACCTGTGACATGGGCCGCGCCCCGAGTGCATCGGGGGCGATGGACCGCAGGTGAAGTTGTGCTCCGGTCTGCAGCGATGGGAAAGCTGCAGAGCCGCGCAGAAATGACGCGGCCCGCCGTCCCCTGAGACGGCGGTAACAAAAACGCTTTGGTAGCTATGAAGTTCTCGAGGACACCGACTTCGGCCAGCAATTGCCGGGTCTTTTGGCCGACGCGAAGGACAGGCTGGAAGAGGCCGCATTTGCGACCGGATCGGGCTCTGGCCAGCCGCAGGGCGTCGTCAACGGCGCCACCACCGTCGTCACCACCGCGACCACCACGGTCGTGGCGATCGGCGACGTGTACGCTACCCAGGCCGCGCTCCCCCCGCGGTTCCGCAACGCGCCCGGCGCGGCGTGGGTAGCGAACGTGGCGCAGATCAACCGGTTCCGGCAACTCGACGTCGCCGGCGGCTCGTCCTTCTGGACGAACCTGGGCAAGGGCCAGCCGGAAACGCTGCTCGGCGCACCGATCTACGAGTCGACCACGATGACGTCCGCCGTCGCGGCGGCGTCCCTCGAAGCGATCTTCGGCGATTTTGGCCAGTACATTATCGTCGATCGCGTCGGGGTGAGTATGATTTATGAGCCCTTGGTTAAGGGCACGGGCGGAATCATCCCGGGTGGGCAAGCGGGCTGGTTCATGTTCTGGCGTGTCGGGGCTCAGCTCAGTACAGTCAACGCCTTCCGCGTGATGAAGGGTGCCTGACCTGGGCTTATGTGCGGTCCTGTCATTTAGGGACGCGCGCAAGCTCCAGAACGTGAAGCGTGGGACCGGCCCGGCGCTGACCGGTCCCACGGTCACGTAGTATGAATATATGGACGAGAAGACCTGTACGCAATGCGGTATAGCTAAGCCGCTGACCGAGTTCCACCGGAACGCGCGGGCCGCTGACGGCCACCGGGCCGAATGCAAGGTATGCAACCGCGCTTCCCTGAAATCGAAGTACGTCCCGCGGGTGCATGACCCGGAGCAGATGGTGTGCCCGCAGTGCGGCAAGCCGTTCACGCGGGTGCGTACGCAGGGCCAGCCGCGCGTGTACTGCTCGCGCAGATGCACGATGGACGCCGCCGAGGACCGGCGGCTTGCGCGGGCCGCCGCTCTCGGACCGCGACACTGCGCCTGCGGTGCCGAGGTGGCGACACCGGTCGGCAAGCCGGTCTGTCCAGGCTGCCGGAAAGACCCGCGCCCAAACGCTCAGGTCAGGGAACGCGCCCGGACACTGCGGGCATACGGGCTGACTCAGGCCGACTGGGATGCGCTCATTGAACGCCAGGGCAACCGCTGCGCCATCTGCCGGACGGATAAGCCGGGCGGCCGCGGGGAACGCTGGCATATCGACCACGACACCGGCCGGGTCCGCGGGCTGCTCTGCGGCCGGTGCAACAGCGCGATCGGGATGCTTCAGCACGACCCGGAGATCATCAGGGCTGCGGCCCTGTACGTGACCAAGCACCGGCAGATGGAACCGCTGCCGGGAAAGGCGGGCTGACCCGTGGCCAACCGATATGCCCTGCAGCCGTTCACGATCCGGCTGGCGTCCGGCGCTGATCATTTCGTCGAGATCGGCGCGCTGCGGGATTCGGCGTCGGCGGTGGTGGCGGCGGCGCCGTCGATGTTCACGACGGCGATGACGCTGGCGGCGACGACGGTGGCGGCGCCGAACCCGAACCCGGTGCCGGTGTCCGTGACGATCACCTCCGGCACGGTGACGGTGATCGCGGTGAACGGGGTGGTGACGGGTTCGACGTCGGGGACGTTCACGGTGCCGGCGTTCGGGTCGATCACGGTGACGTACAGCGTGTCGCCGACGTTCGCGGTGGCTGACCTGCCGCCGGGCAGCTGGCCGGGGACGGCGATTAACGGCGGCGTGGCCGCGTACCTGGCCTCCTACC